CCCGTCTTCGCCGCCGTGTCCAAATGGACCGGATAGCCCAACTTCCCTGCCTTGATGCAGAAGAAATGATCCTCCGAACAAACCTTGCCGTTCAGCACCGATTCGCGGAACCAGGGCTGGGGATGCCCGTCGTCTTTCCAACGTGAGTCCGCCAGCACTGACCGGTGAACCAGTAGGCATGCCGCACCGGTCGAATGAACTTGGACGACACTGTCAGCCGGGTAACCCATCCAGTGGAGCATCGCCCCTTTCTCGTCAAGCGTGTAGATCGTGGGGAACAACTCGAGCGGCGTGCCAAGGCACCCGTTGAACCGTTCCCGGCCCTGCTCATCCTTCACCGGCCGCACACCGAAACACAGCCCGCCGACGATCGGACGTGCCTTGAAATGAGCCGTAGCAAGAAGCCGCTCGAGGATCCCGTCGTCGAACGTCATGTCATCGTCGATCAGCCACAACCACTCAGGCTTGGCTGGATGGGCTAGGAACTCGGTGACGATCTCGCAGCGTGCCGTCGCGATGTTCGCCGACGATTCCTTGTCGAGCTCGGCGATCACATGCCGGCTTGTCGCCGCGTCACGCATCAACACCATGCGCAGGCAACGTTGAAACTGTGGGGTTGTCGCGTTGGATCGGTGGCAGAACGCCACCACAACCTTGGTCACTGGTCGTAGCTGTCCTTGCGGGGCCGCCCAGGACCCCGTCGCAGCTCACCTGGCGCCGCGGTCGCCTGCTCCACCACCGGCGGCTTCGACGGCTTCGGCGTGATCGTGATCACGTCCTCGAGTTCGCCGAACATTTCCGGCCACTTCTTGACGAACGGATGATCGTCAGCGAACGCGTCGTCCTCGGAGACGACGACGATGACGCCATCGGGTCCGTTCTTGGCGAACGACTGAAACGCCTTCTTTGTCACGAGGCTCCCTTAGATAAGCCCCGCCATTCCCGGCGCGCTCGAGGGCACCGGAAAGGCGGGGAGGATTGAACCCATTATTGCACTGTCAGAGGAGCAGAACGCGGAACGCGTTGGCGTCAGCGATGCCGCTTCCGAACCGCCAATGCATCAGCCAGGCCCGGGTGCCCGAAGGCCGGCCGGAAGCCTGATCGAACACGTTGGGGATGAACTCGGTCGACACGCCAACCCGGTCGATGATCAGGAACTTCGAGAAATCCCCGAAGAGCAGAATGTTCTGACCGGTGGTGACCGACGTCGACATTGTCGACGCCTCGATGAGGGAGTCGCCGAGGAGCTGCGGGGGCTGCCCGTTCGACAAGTCCGTCAAGAAGGCGTGGTAGTTGTTCGCGGTGGCGAACTGGCGGACAGTGTCGATGATGTTCACCGACATGCTCCAAGCCCGGTTCTGGGAAGGGCCACGCCGGTACCGGGGCGGTAGAGCGGAGTGGACCTTGTAGAGGTCGCCGACTACGAACGTGCCGCCGGTCGCCGGAGCGACACGGGAAGCGGTGATCGCGGTGACGTCGGTGACAACGCCGTGCGGGGCGGAACCGGAACCGGTCTCGAACTGGGTTGCCTCCAAGTTGTACTTGGCGTCTGAGAACAGCATCGCGACGTCAGATGCGAGCGTGTCGATGTCCTCGAACGCTTCGAAGCTGGCGGGGATGTAGGCGCCGTACTTGTAGGTGGGAAGCTGGATCTGGGCGACGGTCGGCGTGTTATCCGAGTAGGCCACGTTCTCACCGAGGATCGCTGCGGTGACCTGCGCCGCGTTCGAACCGTTGTAGGTGAGAGTCGTGATCTGCTTCACCGTGGCCACGTCACGAATCGGGTTATACGCACCCGTGCCCGTCACGCTGAATGACGGGTCCATATAGAGCGGCACCATGTACCCGCCTGATGCGCCCGTACCTGCGGTCATGGCACGGTACTCGTCAAGAGCCCGGTCCAAGACCCGCTGATTGAAGGCGCGACCGGTCATGGCACCCCAGTACGACTCGCGGTACTCGTCGGAACCGGTCGTCACGGCAAGCCGTGCGGCAGTTTCGCCAACCGATCCGCCACGCTCAATGAGCCTAGTGATCTGCTCAGCCTGTTCGCGGGACGCAAACTTGTTTTGCATCTTCTCGACGGCACCCTTGCCAAGCCCGAGGGCCTGGTTGCGGGACACCTTGAGGTCGGAGTCAAACGGGTCCGGGTTGCGATTGACCGTGAAGTTGATGCTCGAGGCGGCGAGAGCGCGGTTCTGGCGCTCTTCGACGTCGCGGCGACGCTCGTCGAGGCTGTCCCAGTCCGCCTTGGTGCGCACATATTCGGTGCGTTCCTCGTCGGTGAGGGTGTCCTTGTTAGCGAGCTCGTCGTAACGAGGCTTCATTTCCTGCATCCTGGTCAGGACGTAGGCGAGGGGATCGATCCCCGTCGAATTGTCAGGCATTGCGATGCTCCTTGAAGCGTGAGAGGGATGAAAGAAACCCGTCGGTCGCCTGCTGGTGAGCAGCCATCCTCCGGGTCTTACTGTCGTTGCCCTCGTCGGCGCTGCCGGACGCGGCCCGTACTTCTTCTTCTTCTTCCTCTTCGGGTTGCGGCGCTGCCGGCAACTCTCGGAGGGTTTCAATAAACTCTCGACCCTTAGTCCCGGCCCGTTCAGTGAACCTGGCCAAGAACAGAGGGTCGCGCAGCAAACGGTCAGCGAACGTGTCGGTGAGGCTGCGCACACCGGCGGTCGCATCGGGATAGGCGGGGAACGTCACCGGACCGAACTCGTACAGGTCAACATCGGTGACCGTGCGCACAGGGAGCCCGTTCGGGTTCCAATCCGTCACCACCGACTCATCGTCGATCGTATCGTCGACGACACGGAACCGGAACGACGAACCGTAAGCGCCGGCACGGAGTCCGGGGAGCAGATCGGCAACGTACGACGTGTTATCGAACAGGCCGACCTCGTAGGCAACACCGACGGTGTCCTCGCGAAGCGAACGGACGACACCGAGTGGCTTGTTACCGATGCTCGGGTCCTGGCCGTGGTCGTACAACACCTTCACCTTGTCACCCTGCTTCGCGAGTGTCCGCATAAACGCTCCGGGGGCGATGCGTTCCATGAACCGACCCTCATATGCCGAGTTGATCTCGGTCGGCGTGTCGAACACGGCGAAATGTCCGTACAGGGTTCGACCGTCTGCGGAGGCGTCAACCGCGCCTGGGGCGAGCATGGCCCGGATCAGGTTGTCACGGGGCAGCTCCGCCGAGCTCATCCCCATCGTCGAACCGTCCGCATTCCAGTTGTCGGGGATCTTGTCCATAAGGCCCAGGGCTTTCGCTCGTTTAATGATGTGACGCCGGATGGCGTCGTGATCTGCCCCACCCCTACCGACAGCATGAATCGCGTTGCCCAAATCCTCGGCGTCGCCGATCGGGTACGACCCGTCCGGCATCGCTTCCCCAGCATCGGCCATCTTCGAAAGTTGCGCAGCGTCGTACTTGGCCATCACTTACCTCCAACACCGGCCGGGGCCGGCGTGTTGCCATTGCTGCCCTTCGACGGTTGATCCTTCGCAACGATCTTCGCAGTTTCCAAAGCGGCCGGATCGACAGGAACCTCGAGCTCGAGGTTCGCAAGCGCGGTGTGAACCGGAGGCCAGCAATACTGATCACCGATCGGACCGGGAATCGGAGCCTCACCCTCGGTCTTCCGGTACTCGTTGCGGCTCAGCGAACCGTTACGGATCCGCACATCGGCGATGTCTGCCCGCGTCTTCGCATCCGAGCGGAGGATGGCGTCACGATCCGCTCGAGCGGACTGCGGGCGGGGCAGCCACGACGTAAGAGCGTTCTCCATCCGGTGGAGGTAGCCGTCAAGCGTGTTCTTCAAGAACCCGAGGTCGTAATCGGTGACGTTGGCGTAGGTGACGTTCTGCCCCGAAACCGCGGCGTACACCATCGACGGGGGCACACCCCACACCCGGCACGCCTGCGAAACCTCGAACTGCATCAGCTGAATGAACTGTGTCTCGTTCGAGTCGAGCCGAACCTCCTGATACTTCAACCCGGAACCGAACACCGCCGGCTCACGACTATCAGACGTCGCTTTCCGATAAGCGCTCTTAATCTGCGAAGCCTGCTCACCCGTCAAAACCTGATCGGAAAAGATCATCCCGGTCGGATGGCCGCCACCGTTGAAGAACTGGAACGAGAAATCCTCGGCGGCGAGCGACGTGCCGATGTTCTTGTTCGCGTAGTCGACGAGCGACAGACCGAACGGGCTACCGGGACGCACCATCTTGCCGGGAATGTGGCAGATATCGCCGAAGGGGAACAGTGCCCGCTGCTTATGGTCAATCGTGACAATCGACTTACCGCCAACGACTTTGCGTTCGGTGACGGTGTATGGGTCTAGCCAGTCGATGACGGTTGGCCACCCGGCCCGGTCGTAACCGGCGATCTGACCGAAAGCGTTGCCGTCGGTCGCCAACGAGAACGCGAGCTGCGCGTACCAAACGTCGGTGAGGACGACGCCGGACGGGTTGGTTAGCAGCGTCGGCGGTGGGTTCACGAGGACAGCGTCGGCCATCGTCCCACGGAACGCCTGAAACGGAGTACGAGACACAGCATCGGCAATCACATTGATGCAAGCCCACGACGCAGCGTTACGCAGCGCCGTTTCGACGGCGCTGCTGCTGTACCCGTAACCGGTCTGCCCGGACGAGTAGCCGTAGCCACCCGGTACGGACCAGAACTGGCCGTCACGCTGCTCAGGTTCGACCTCATGCCGCCGGCGAAGCTGCGCGAGCCCCATCAGGTGAGTTCCATGACGACGCCGGCTATCACCGCGAACACACCGAACATCAGCAGGCCAAGGCCGACACAAACCACGGCCGACACTCCAAGGCCGGCGCTGACAATCACAGTGGCAGCGACCAACGCCACAGCACCGACAACTTGCAGGACGTTCGCAACCCAACCTCGCATCGCGAACCTCCCACAAATGTGCGCTAGGGTATTGACAGGTGGTGCGGGAAGGTGTCTAATGGGGGCATGACACAGAACAGCAACCGCACCAACTACTACCGAGCATTCCGGATCAGCGGTGGCATCTACAGCGGGCTGTGGGTCGGGTGGATGACATACGCGGAGTCACCAAACAACGTCATCCAGACACCCGACCGATATCGGACCAAGCGCGAAGCGCTCGCTGCCATCAAGGGGCAGCATCCATGAGCCGGTTCAGCGAGTACCGGGACCGCCTTCGAGGCGGTCCCGCCCGCGTCCCCAAGCCCTGCGGCACCGTCGCCGCCGCCCGACGCCACCAACGCTCCAACGAACCACTCTGTGCCCTGTGCCGCCTCGCATGGGCTGAGCACCAGCACGCCATGTACCTGCGACGCCAGGGTCAGTAGGCAAAGATCGGGCTAGGCGCAACCTGGCTAGCCGCCCAATGAGCAACCGTCGCCGCCACCAACGGCGACACATCCACCGTCGAATCCCGACGATCCCAAACCCAGGCGTCACCCGCAGAACGTTTCCGCACCCCCGCAACCGCCGCATCCAAATCCGGATGACGACGAACCGAAACACGACCCTCGAACAAATCATCGTGGAACGTGCCACACGCCTTCGCCAACTCACGCCCCGCCACCTCAACAACCCGACAACCAGCCCGCTCGAGCTCGCCGCGGAACGAACCCACCGGCCCCGCAGTATCCAACGCCACCGGCGCACCCCACTTCGCCGCCAACTCAGCGCAACGCGTCACCAACCCAGCCGTACCCGAACTCCGCTTCACGAACTCCACGACCGACCCGTCCGCTACACAGATCGATGTCCACGACCGCTCCGGATTCACATCCACACCGACAACCACACCCTCGCCCGGTGCCGCCGACGGCGAACACGCCGCATCCCACACAGAAACCGGAATCTCCCTACCCTCATCGCCGAGCTCACGATCCCACAGGCACAGACATTCACGGCCGAACAGTTCCGGCCCCAACTCCTCGAGCAACCCCGCCAACGCCTCGTCAGTGATCCGAGACCCATACGCCGAGTTCGCCCGCGCCCACGCCTCCCGATCATCCACCGCCGGCAAAGACGAATCCAACCGGCCATCCACCATCGACACGAGCTCCGCGGTGTGTTCCACGTAGCCAAACCGGCCCGCCTCACCCGCCAAAGCCCGCCGCCGCATCCGCCACGCCACATGCGACGTAGACAGACCACCAGACCCCAAATACCACGACTGACTATTCGGATTCGCCAACCTCGTCGGACCCGACGCCGCCAAATGCTCCGCCTGCAAATGCTGAGCCTCGTCATACACCACAAGATCCGCCTTAGCGAACCCACGACCCGACCCACCACTCCGAGCCAAATACTTCAAACGTTGCCCGGTCAAGAGTTCGATGCCCTGCTCACCATTCGCGTACCGAACCCGAGCAACCTTCGACCGCAGCTCATCCCAGTTCTCAAACACAGCGACCAGCCGCAGAAA